TGATGACCATCGGCCAGCAGCCGGTGTTCCTGCCGAACGGCAGCGTCGCCGGTGCGATTCAGTACGGCACGTTCCTCGGCTTCCCGGTGATCCCGGTGGAGCAGGCCGAAACCCTCGGCGACAAGGGCGACGTGGTTCTGGCGAACCTGTCCAAGTACGTCACCATCACCAAGGGCGGCGTGCGGGCGGCGCAGTCTATGCACTTCCGTTTCATTTACGACGAAATGACATTCAAGTGGTCCATCGACGTGAATGGGCAGTCTGCCATCAAGCAACCCATTACGCCCTTCAAGGGCTCCAGCACCCTGTCGCCGTTTGTCACGGTTGACGCTCGCGCCTAAGGAGGACACGAGATGATTCCCTACGAACTTCTGAACAATCTGCACTTCATCAAGGGCCTTGACCCGGTGGCCGATGCCTTTTCGGGTACGGTCACTTCGGACATTGTGGACATGGCGAATCACCAATCGGCCATCTTCATCGTGTACAAGGGTGTCGGTACCACCGGCACCTCGACGATCACGGTTGAGGCCTGCGACGACGTTAGCGGCACCAACGCTACGGCGGTTCCGTTCTTCTCGAAGTCGATCACTTCGACCGACATTCAGGGCGCGATGACGGCCCGCGCGGCGGCTGGTTTTGCGACCACGGCCGGTTCGAGTCAGATTTACGTGATCCAGGTGGCGACGGAACAGTTGGCGGCGACTGGTTACCAGTTCGTGCGCCTCAAGGCCGTGGAAGTGGTGGACTCGCCGGTTCTCGGCGGCATCGCTATCGCCCTGGCTGGCCCGCGCTTCGGTGGCTCGACGACCGCAACTGAAATCGCCTGAACCATGAACCTCCAACTCGTAACGCCGCCAACTGAATGGCCGCTGTATGAAGCTGAGTTCGAGGCGCACGCACGCGCTAAGGGCCAGCCTCTCGACCAGCTACAGCCATACATCCACGCGGCGGCGTCACACTTGGAAACGATCTGTAACCGTCGATTTCTCCAGCAGACCTGGAAGCTGTTCTTGGACGGCTTCCCGGCCTCTGGGGAGATCGCACTCCCCTACTCTCCGCTCGTTTCGGTCACTCACCTCAAGTACACCAACACGGCGGGAACCCAGACCACGCTACCGACGACCGAGTACGCCGTGTCGCTTCGCACTCCTGGACTTCTGCGGCTCAAATACAACAAGACCTGGCCCACGGACACGCTTGAAACCACCGACCCCATCGAAGTTCAGTTCGTTTGCGGCTGGAATAACGCGGCATCTGTCCCGCTGCCACTGAAGCAAGCTATCCGAATGCTGGCCTCGCACTTCTACGAGAACCGCGAAGCGGTCATCGTGGGCACGACGGCCGCAGTCGATGAGGCCGAACTGCCCTTCGCCGTCTCCGCACTCATTGCGCCGTGGCGGGTGTGGCTGTGAGGGCCGGAGCGATGCGGCACCAGATCCGCATCGAGCAGAAGGCCATCGACGTGTCGGGCGACGGGGACCGGACGGAGACCTGGGGCACGTTCGCCGAGGTATGGGCCTCCGTCGAGACTGGAAACGGGCGCGAGTTCTTCGCGGCGCGGCAAGTCATCGCGGACCTGACCCACACGATACGCCTACGCTACCTGCCTGGACTCGCCCCGGATATGCGTATCGCTTACGACGACCTCAAGACTGGCCGGACCCGGTACTTCGACATCAAGAGCATCCTGAACCCTGACGAACGCGACGAAATGCTCACGATGCAGGCGACTGAGGTGCTGATCTAATGGCGCGACAAGTTCGGGCGATCACCGTTTCCGGGATTGACGACCTGACGCAGCAGCTTCGCAAGCTGCAGGCGACGGCGACCGGCGAACCGATTAGGCAGGCGCTTCTCGAATCGGCGCAGATGATCCGCGACGAGGCCGCCCGCCGCGCACCCATCGCGCCCTACGCGACGCGCCAGCGCGGAAAGACGTATCAGCCGGGCGGGTTGCGGGAATCGCTCAGGGCCGCCTCTGGGCGCAAATACAAAAACTTCTTGCAGGCGTTCGCTTTCACGTTGAAAGATGCGGCACCCCACGCGCATCTAGTCGAGTTCGGGACGAAGCCGCACACGATTGCTGGCAAGAAAATGCGGATAGCGGCGCGGGCGTTCCAGTGGCTTGCGCGGGTTGGCGATCAGGTGCGGACGAAGATCCAACACCCCGGCAGCCGGCCAAACCCGTTCTTTCAAAACGCGATCAAGTCCCAACGCTTGCGGATCAAGCGGTTATTGGAGCAGCGCGTTAAAGCCGCGTTTGATGCCATCGGAAGGGCCGCATGAGGATCTATCAGGCTCTCTTCCGCTACCTGCAAACCGTGCCCGACGTGGTGACCATCGTGGCCGATCGCGTCTTCGATGCCCACGCCGATCAGGGGCGAGTGACGAAGTATCCGGCCATCATCATCGAGACGATGGACGACCAGCCGTTCCACTCCATCGGGCGGCAGATTCCGACCGCAACACGCCGCCCGGTGTCGTTGTACTGCATGGCGCAGGGCAACCCGAAGGCATCCGACGACCTGGCGGACCTCGTCTACACGGCCATCATCGGCCAAGAGCAGGCCATCGCCGACGTCTCCGGCCTCGGCGTCAAAAGCACGCACTTAAACGGGCGACGGAACGAGTACGAAGACGCCCTCGAAACCGATTCCAAGCTCTACGCCACCGTGCTGGAGTTCGACTTTATCCACGACATCTAGGAGGCCTTATGGCAATCATGGCAGGAAATGCCGGTTCTTTCCGGCTCAGCACGAACGTAGTAGCAGAAATCGACAACTGGACTCTGGATGTCTCGACCGGATTGGAAGAGACGCAGGCTTTTGGCGACGTCTGGAAAGAGCGATCCGCAACGATTCGCGAATGGAGCGGCTCGGCATCCGGGCGATTCGATGACACCGACACCAACGGGCATGTGGCCATGCAGACGGCGTTTCTCGGCGGCACCAGTGTAGCCGCGCGGTTCTACATCGACGGCACCAACTATTACAGCGGTACGGCATTCGTTCAGGCATCCATCGCCGCTGCCGAGAACGGGCTGATTACGGTGAACTACACCGTGACCGGGACCGGCGCACTGACCTACGCCTAAGGAGGCACCATGGCCGTACTCGCAGGGCGTAACGCCGACATTTACATCGCCAGTGTTTCCGGCACCAGCATGACGGGCGAGGCCACCACCTCGCTCGGCTCTGGTGTCTATCAGATCACCGACGCGGCGAAAAGAGCGATCAACCCTAACGCTGCGTTGACTGTCTTAGATGGCGTCTCGACGGTTCCATCCAGCCGGTATCAGGTAGCCTACGGAACAGGGAAGGTTTACTTCCAGGACTATACGCCCGCGGGCACCATCACCGTCACTGGTGAGTACCTGACGTTAGCCCAGGCCGCGCAGGGCTTCGAGTGGACGCTCGACGTTCAACCGATGCTCGAGGAAACCCAGACCTTCGGGGACTCGTGGAAGGAGCGCACCTGCGTTATGCGCGAGGCGACGTGTTCGTTTCAGCGGTTCTACGAGGACGAGTATTTTTTCACCAACGGCACGCGCTATTTCGTGCTGGCGTGTTATCTCAACGTGAGCGGCGCGGATCGCTACCTGTTCGGCGCGATGCTGTCGAGCCAAGGCACGACCAGCGGCGTCAACGAAACCGTCAAACAGAATGTCCAGTTCTCCGCGCATGGAGTGGTGGACTACGCGGCGAGCTAAAGGAGACACATGGGAATTGCAGATAAGATCCTCGCCACGCCACTGAAGACGGCGACGGTGGAAGTCCCCGAATGGGGCGTTACGGTGGGCATCCGTGAGATCACGGCGGCCGAGCGCGTGAAGTTCGGCGAGGACGCCAAGAGGACTCCCGCGCTCGCCGTGGTGCGGCTGGTTATCGCCACGCTGACCGACGAGAACGGCGCGAAGGTGTTCGAGCCCGCGCACCAGGACGCGCTGCTGCAGAAGTCCGGCGCAGTTCTTGACCGTGTCGTTACGGAGATTCTGAAGCTCTCCGGCATGACCGAGGACACCGCCAAGGACCTCGAAAAAAACTAGAGGGCGAGCGCAGGTTCGCCTTTGCGCTCGCCGAAATCCTCCACATGCCCGTATGGCGACTACTCGACGAAATGCCGTCGTCAGAGTTCGCCGAATGGGCCGCGTACCTAAAGATCAAGAACGACGAACAAGAAAAGGCAATGCAGCAGGCAAGGGCTAAAGGCTAATGGGTGTACTGTCTAATCTCATCGTTCGGATCGGCGCGTCGACCGACGACTTCGACAAGAAGCTGAACGCCTCACTAGGCAAGATCCAGCGCTTCGGCGCGTCGATGTCGCAGGCCGGGCAGTCGTTATCTATCGGCTTCAGTG